CGCTGCTGACCTCGCTGCTGACCACGCTGCTGACCACGCTGCTGACTCCGCTGCTGACCTCGCTGCTGACCACGCTGCTGACCACGCTGCTGACTCCGCTGCTGACTCCGCTGCTGACCTCGCTGCTGAATCTGAAACACCATTTATTTCAGATTCATGTAATTGTTTAACTAAAAGTAATGCGTTTTTTAATCCGTACTGATCACAATTTTCATGTAACTTTAGCAAACGATCCATACGTTTAATCCCCAACATCGGTCTAATAATTTCAAGATCAATACCTACAGGAACTGAGTTTAATAAATCAGTGCCGAATTGCGCAGCTTCAGTTTTAGGTATTCCTTCAAAAATTGAGTCAGCAAGTCTAGCTAACCATTCAGGCCAACCCAGTTCAACAGGGAACCCAGAATGGTCGTAACGATCAAGAGTGCAACCGACAAAACAACCCCTACCATTCTCAAATCCTATACCTTGAATTACTTGGTCAGCTTTTCTATGAGCTTCAAAACGCTCAACATATTTTTTCTTTACTTCGATTTCACCGTGAAAACTTAACATTTTGTTTACCTCAAATTGATTAATTGAACTTACGATTCACAGCTTAGTGTAACAATGTATAACAAGTCAAGTAGCAGATAATAAAAAAGCCCCGAAGGGCTTAGAACTTTTTACCATTAGCAGCGGCTCGTGCTTCAGGTTTGTGATCAGCACGGTGTTTGTTGTACTCCAACTTCTCATACAACGCACCCATGACATCGTAACCTTGGTTCTCACCGACTTTGAGAATGGTGTTTATCAACACTGTGTATTGCACACTAAGATCAAAGTTAGGGAAGTCACACAGAACGTACACACCCAGGTCAACCAGCGCTTTGGTACAGATGAAATGTTTACCGGCGATAGTGGTCATTCGACTCAGGTTAACGTCATGACCATCATGTTCGTAGTAAACCCACCCGTAACGACCAGCGAGGTCCAGTAATCGTATGATCGCATCAGCCAGTTCCACCTCACCCATCTTACGGTGTGGCAAGTGATCATCCATCAGGTTCTTGCGTTCACCTTCAGTGGCTTCTGCAAGTTCCGTGGATACAAGTTGCAACGTTTGATAAACATCACGGTTCATGTCAACCCACCATCCAGCATCTACACACTGTTGATGGATGATTTTCGCAAGTTCGTTGAAATTAGTTTCCATTGTTTAATTACCCAATTTTGAAAAAAGTTCATGTATTTTGGTTATGTCAATATTGCGACCCTGTAACTCCATAGCCACGATTGCACCGTCTTTGTTTACCACAATAAAATTAACCTCTTGCTCCTGTGGTTTTGATTTTAAAATTTTTACAACGTCTTTTAGTTTCATTTCAATTGCTCCAACCAGTTAGAATAAAATTTAAGTTTCTCAGCATCACGTTCAGCTGACCCTTTGAAGTTCAAGCGACAACTGTACTTGATGATATTACCCAGCAAGTAACCTTTAAGCTGCTCAGGGGTGAGTTTGGATTTGATCACTTCGATGGTTTCAATGCCGCCCGCATCGTAGTAGCGTGAGTTTGGATCAACTTCTGTACCCTGTTGCGTGGTGAGTGGTTCAATTGAACCAACCAATTGTAAAAAATTCACGTTAATCAATTCATCAATGGTCCAACCTGCTTCAACATAACTCAAGTAAGTTAAATTAGGGTTGGTCCACTTGTAACCTTGTGGAATGCTACGCGGCGCAACCTGTCTTACTGGTGCGGGGCACGGCAACGGCGGCGAAACAATATGATCAGAGTTTGGGTCTACTTCGGTGCCTTTCGGTGTTATCACAATGCTGGGGTTTACATGCACGTGCTTTGGTGGAATTAATTGATCAGGTGCAGAAGCAAGTGACTTACGATACTTGGCAACTGTGTCCCAGTTGATACCTTCAGTAGACACATGGTTGTGAATGTCACCATTCAAATAACGAATATCCAACTTATCACCAGGGTTCCAGTAAGCAACATCACCGGGGATAAATTTGATCCATTCACCTTTATTAAAAAGATCGAATTGTTTATTAGATATAGAACTGGTTGGTTCATTAATCAAATCCGAATGTTCAGACAAATCTAAATCAGTTCTGAATTTTAAAACTTTTGGCCAAAATATTTCATGAGATAATACTTTTTGAGCAACTTCACCATTAATATATGTAACATCGATAATCGTGTTAGGTACTATGGGTGACGTTTCATAAGGGTCACGCGGTATTGCAAACCACCCATTATCTAATTTTCTAATTTTTCGCATTTTTTTTGTCACCTTTTATATTTTAGGAACTACACTTAATACCACGCCTGTGCGTGCTATCTTCATTTGCCGCTCATACTCAACATTCAGTTCAGTAGGAGTCATGCTCTTGTAACGGGTGGTCTCACGAACTGCCCAAACCCGTTGATATTCGCCGTTGTAATACACATTCAATTTAGCGATTGATGTGATTGTATTTAAAATCTGCGCCACCCGTATGGTGGTCAATCCTTTTGAGTCAATAAACACATCGTTTGGGTAAACCATTGCACCCGCGCGCACTGTTTCAATGACGTCATCAGCACGCACCAAGTCAGATTTGAACACCCCCAATTGTTTACGAATCAAGTTCTCCATCGTTTGCACACCCGGTGACTTGGACGCGTCAATAATGTCGCGCAGGAAGTCGGTCATCGGTGGCGCTGTACCTGGATTAAAATCGCTAAGGTCCACTTCATGTTGCAAATAATGAATGCAGTGCTGGTATCCACCGTTCAACATCCACGGCCACATTTGATTCCAGTAGTCGCGCCACTCAGGGAGCATATTGTGGTTTATGTCGCGCACCTGTAAATCGGACCACAAGCAGAAGAACCGGCGACTTGCACCATTGAGCCTTACGGGTAACTGGCTGTTCGTGGTCATGGTACTGCTGATGATGTTGCGAATCTTGATAGGCTTCACACCCTTCTGATTCACACGCAATGTTTCCGGTGGTGATGTGGCAATGGGTTTCAATCGGTTGCTGACCGCCATAGCTTCGCTACGGTCACCGAGTTCAGCTTCATTGACATGTAAATATTTGGTACTGAGCAGGTAATCGTTGAAGTCACTTAGTAACTCTTCACCGCTGATGATTTGGCTGTTGTGCCCCATGGCTTTCAGTAACGGATACAACAGGAAGTCTTTACCTGTACCTTCACCACTACCCAGAATCATCATGTGGTTGATTTTGATCTCAGGGTGTCTCAGGGTGAACGCCATGTATTGCAACATGTGCTTGCGACTATCAGCCCACCCCATGGCAATGAAGTGGTTCACCCAAGGTGATGCATCACCGGGTACCCCTAACGCGCTGTTATCTTCGACGTAGGTGTTACCGAACACGACACCATTTTCCTGAAACACCCGTGGTGACTTTGGTGCGTAGTCCAGTCGATCTACTTTCTTGACGCGACCATCTTGTAACGCAATCTTACGCGCCTCAGCATCTTCATGACTGAAACTGTTCTGGAATGCGTCAGTGCTAAAAAACATTCGCGCACGGAAATCGTAGAATTGGTTCAGCTCTTTGACATACAGCACATTGTCATAAAACTCAGCACTACTCACCCGCTCACCGTACCATTGCACCCGTAGATCACGCAGAATCTCTTTCAGGTCAACCTTGGACCAATGCATCAGGTCACAGACAACCTCGTGCCAATGCTTCTGATCAATCTTTGATAGACCATCAACGTGTTTGAGCAGGTTGGATGCCAACTCTCGTGCTTCCGGGGAGCTTGGACGTTCACGGTGTAACGCATCCACCATAAGCTGTAAACCGTCGACTTGTGGTTGTGTGGTTGGGGGTGCTGATGGTGGTTGTATAACAGTGTTAGACTTTTCGGGTACCGTATTCGCCGCAATAATGTCTTGTTTTACAAGAGCTTGCATGAAGCTTATCGGTGCTTGCTGCACAGGTGCCGGTAACGTGCTTGCTGGTTGTATAGACACAGATGATAAAAAGCTGACATTCTGATTCGGTATTGTCGAAGCCACTGATCCCATGAATGAAACGGGAACAACCCGTCCAAGCTCACGCATGACCTTCCAGTTGTTGAACGACGCGCTGAACCCTGAGACCTCGCGATCAATGAACTGCAGCAAGTTGCGACCTGTGCGGTGTTGGCACGCCCCATGGTGGCATTTGAACCCGATAGTGCCATCTCCATTCGTAAATATAGCAGCGCCGTTATCAACAGCACCAGTATGCTCATCCACCCATGGACACGTAATATCGAACCTGCCATCGCTGCGAACCTCTTTGATGTGAATAATATCGGGAACATTTAATAACGGGTGATCATCTACAGCCGCAGCACCATCGACACGTGTCTCACGGCGCGCAGCATCCAGATCAACATTGAACGGTTTGGCTAATTGTTCCAATGTCACCCTGTTAAAAGGTTGCCAAAGGATCATGCGACATTTGAACGGTTGCCCATTCACCAACTTATTGTGTTTATTATTGTAACCATCAGGTAACCGAACGTAACGGGTGACACCCTTCATGCCTGGGTCTTTCCCATCTGGTGCCAGTCCGTTCGCTACCAAACCGTCAAGCAGGTTCTCAACGCGGTAACGTTCAGTACAAGGTTTATCGAGAATATAACCCCACTGTTCAGAACCGGGTGATGTTTCAAGTATCCAGGCAGGTGACGGTAACTTGCTCACTTCAGACATGGATAATTTTTCTTTCACATCATCCAACACAATCACAGAGGTGTGACGGTACAACGCTTTGCGGCGACGGGCTTGCCCTTTCTCATCAGCATAAAAATTACTGATGGTGAAATACTGGTTACTTACAGGATGAAAACGATAACGAGTGAAGTAATCACCTTTCCATGCTGCAAGATGGCGATCTTCAGGTATGTGATTGGGATCATATGTAAAATCCGTGACATGCACCCATGGTGCATCCTGGCCGAACAGCGCGGCAAGAAACTGCTGATTGTTTGGATAATTCATAATATTGGTTTACACTCAAGATGTTGCCATTTTTAGCCACCTTAACCGGTGGCTTTTTTTTCGACTGGATTATAATAATAGTCCGAAAAATCAAACGTGTCGCTTTAAATTGGGTCCCACTCTTCAGGAACATTCACCAACTGAACCGGTTGATTGTAAATTTCTTGTGCCCGCGCAGCAAACGCCTCATGTTTAGTCATTAAACGGAACCCTTCTAAAGGTCCCACCAATTCTTCAGCTGCAAATTTTTCAATGCGCGCGGCGATACTTTCGGGTGTAGGATATTTGAAGTAACCCATGTCAACGGGTATTGTGCCTGCCTGCTGCGTTTCATCATTGATAATATAGATGTTCATTTTGAAATCTGCAGGTCCGTTCATCGTTATTTCTGACATATTAGTTACTCAAATTGATTTATTGAAAATGAATGATAAACTGAAAATTAGTGTATTACAATGGTTGACAACATTAAACAATGTAATACACAATGCAATTTCATGAATAAACCACGAGGGTTCGTAATGGCCACCAAAGCAACATCTGATCTTGACGGTCATCTGATCGTTCGGATCAACACCAAAACTGTGGAAGCGTTTAAAAAGCGCTCTACAAAAAAAGCGGGTAAACATTACTCACTACTAGTTCGCGAAATTGTTGACGCGTTTAACACGGGTCGCCTTCGCATTATCCCCACTGACCATCAGGTCCAAAACCAATTAAACGTAGGAGAATTATACAATGTCGCTGGAAAATAACATTCAACGTATCGCTGATGCATTGGAACTTATTGCAGGTCACTTGACCAGTCAAGCAGTAAATGAAGTTGCAGAAAAGAAAACACGCGCACCACGCAGCGATAAGCAAACCGTGCAAGCAACCGGTGCTGATATTCCACCAACACCACCCGTTCAAACACCACCATTAGCCGGTGAAACTTTGGTGCAACCTCTCGTAACACCACCCCCAGCAGCACCGGTAAGTGCTCCACCGGTTGTTGATATTGTGGTTGCACCTCCACCTGCAGCGGCTGCACCTGTGGTCACCATGACACCTACTGAACTGAACGATGCACTTGTGGTTGAGTATCACCGTTTGGGTGGTAACCGTGACGCTATCGTTGAGGAAATGGCGAAGTTCGGTGTTACTTCAGTCAATGACTTGCCAGTCGATAAGTATCAACCTTTGTTAGATGCTGTCAAGGCGCGGACCAAATGAGTCACGCGCGACTAGGTTGCAGTAATCACCGCTGGCCCGAATGCCCAGGGTCAGTGCGTGAGGAAGCCAAGTACCCTGACATACCAGGTGAAGCAGCCATTGATGGTACAGGTAGCCACTTGTTACTTGAACTGTGTTTGCAGAACGGTGTACCTGCGATTCAATACGATCAACAGATCATTGGTGCCAATCACCCTGAACACCCCAGCGGGTGGCTTGTCGGTCCTGATCGTATTGAACGGGTACAAATGGCGCTCAACTACATTACTCGCCGCGTCACGGAACTAAAAGAGCAGTTCCCAGGATGCCGTGTTGATGTGTTGTCTGAGGTCAAGACTGATCCGGGCGGTATGTTTGGTCGTGATGATTGGTGGGGTACTTGTGACATCACCATTAAAGCGTTTCAGGATGGTGGTTTAGTTTTCCTTGAAGTCGCTGATTACAAAGATGGTCGCGGCTGGGTTGACGTTCGCGATAACACGCAGTTGTTGTCCTACTTGGGTGGACAAATGCGCCCGTACATGGCGAGCGGTCCTGAGTTGGTTCGACCACTTGACCCGAACAAAGTACCCAATGTTCGCATGACAGTGATCCAACCAAAAACAAACCCTGTGATTCGTTCTGTATGCTCCACCCGTTATGAGGACAACATCAGCAGTTTCAAAGTTGTTGATCGGTTGTATGAACTTGAATGGGCTGCTGAACGCACCGATGACCCTAACGCGCCATTGATACCCGGTAAATGGTGTCAGTGGTGTAAAGCTAACCCTAAACGTGGAGGTGATTGTATGGCTGATGTCAATGATAGTATCACCACAATCAATACCACTGTTGGCAGTGAAATTATTGCAACGGATGGTAAAAATATTTTTGAGTTTATTGGTAGCTCATTCTCAAAAATAAAAGAACTTACTAACGAACAACTGGCTGATTTGTCGGATGCTGAAGCTGCTGTGATGGCAGGTTTTAAAGCTGTCAATGATGAGATTCAAGCGCGCATTGAATCAGGGCAACATGTTCCTGGCAATGCAATGCAACCGGGTAATAACTCCAATGTGTGGAATGATACCGAGGAAAACATTGCAAAAATGTTGAAGTCGCGTCGCTTGACCAAAGACGAAATTTACCCAGCTACATTGATCTCACCTGCGCAGGTGTTGAAACATCCGAAATTAACAGCTGAACAAAAAGAAAAAATCAAAAAAGATTTTATCACTGTGAAAGCTGGCAAATTATCACTGAAAAAAGTTGCACGCACTGCTATACAAAGTATAACAAGTGATGTAGACTCTGTTCAGTTGATGTTCGGAAACTTGGTAAAACCTGAAGTATCGTTTACCGAACCGGAAACTAAACCAACACCTATAACATTTTTTTAAAAGGTAACAATCATGCAGATTTATGGTATTGCTTCGTTCACCAAAGCTGTTTTTACAGCACAAGTTTCAAAAGCCGGTGGTGAACCTAAATTTAGAATTGGTGTTTTAATTCCACCAACTGATCCACAAGTTGCAGCTATCAACGCAGAATTTAATCGTGCGGTCGCTGATTCATATCCTAACGGTATGCCGCGTAACGTTGATGTATGTTGGGGTCAATATGATGACTTCTTTTTGGGGAAAGAATATTACGACCCGCGTTTCAAGGGTTGGTACTATTTCAAATGCAGTTCACCGGCTGATCAGAAACCACCAGTAGTTAGCTTCCCAAGCTTGCAACCTGTAACTGATCCGTCAAAAGTTTACGGTGGCGCAATGGTTTGGCTTAACGCCGGTATCAGTGGTTACACCAAGGGTTCCGGTGGGATTGGGGGTTGGTTCAATGGTCTTGCTGTTACTGATGATGCACCGACAATGGGTCGCCTTGACAATAGACCTTCTGTTGAGCAGATGTTCGGTAACCTACCAACGTCACACCAAACCCACTTGGCAGCAGGTCAACCACACGTAGCAGCGAACGGTTCTGTGATCACCGCGCCCAACATGGTAGCGGCTCCACCTGCACCCCCAGCTCCACCGGTCCCAGCTAAACCAGTGTTGCTGATGAAACCGGGTGAAGCATCATACGAAGATTATATCAACGCTGGTTGGACCGATGAGTTATTGATTTCGCACGGTAAAGCTACTAAACCATCATTTGTATAGTGGGTACTGGTCCTGTTTACCCTGGTTCGCCAGGGTCTTTTTGAAGTTGCATCGGAAGGTTTCATGAAGTGTTACGATTGATCACCGTTCATGTTCACAGGGTTCAAATCCCTGCGATGCAACTTCAAAAAGATTTACACCCGCTCCTACTGAGAGACTGCCTTAGCCAACCACGGGTAAATGGTTGGGAGTTGAGACGATAGCGGATAATCGTGCAGTTGACCGCGCCCACGTTCAATGAGCCAAACCTCCCATTAGGTCGTGGAATATGGTGCGTACCCACTTGCGCAGCTGTAACAAGTGGGACCTTTTAAGACAGCAACAGAGTAACCACTTGAGGGTTATTTCCTAATCAGTCGCGTGAAGTCAGGTGCTTCCCTTGAGTGGTTACTTTGTTGCTTTTTTTTATTTCTACGGACTCCAATAATGAACCACCCTGATTTCCTTTTCGGTTTAACACACGGTGACTACAGCTACGACATCGAATGTTTCCCAAACTTCTTTTGCATTGGTATCACATGTCGCCGTACCAAAAAGCGCTGGTACTTTGAAATCAGTTTTAGACGCAACGATATTGAAATGTTGTGTTTGTTTCTGGAAGTGTTGCGGCGGTTGAAATGTCGCATGATCGGGTTCAACAACCTGGGTTACGATTACCCCGTGGTGCATTTCATTTACCAAAACTCAACAGCTTGCATCACGTATCGCGATATTTATTACAAGTCAAAATCAATCATTGACGCTGAGTTCAATGCACGCTTTGCGCATATGGTGTGGGAATCTGAATGGGTGGTAGAACAAGTAGACCTTTATAAAATCCATCACTTTGATAACGTTTCCAAAGCCACCAGTTTAAAAGCGTTGGAAATCTGCATGCAGATGGACACCGTTGAAGAGTCGCCCATACCTTTTGATACTGAGCTCACCAGTGACCAAGCCGACGAGATCGTCAGTTACATGTGGCACGACATCGGCGCCACCGATATGTTCGCGGATCGTACCGGTGACCATATCAAGTTACGTGAAGAACTTTCGCAAACGTTTGATAAGAACATGATCAACATGTCAGACGTAAAGATAGGTGAAACGATCCTGGTGCATGAACTTGAGGCGCGAGGTATCGAGTGTCACCAATGGGTTGATGGTAAAAAAACTAAAAAGAAAACAGTACGTAACTGCATTGATTTGAATGAAGTGATATTCCCTTATGTAAATTTTGAACGGGTGGAATTTCAGAACATTAAATCGTACTTCCAATCCAAAGTAATTACTGAAACCAAAGGTGTTTTTAAAGGGTTAGTGGCAACTGTTGACGGACTCGACTACACGTTCGGCACGGGTGGTCTTCATGCGTCAGTAGAAACCGCCATATTTAAAAGCAACGAAACACATCAAATTGTTGATGTGGACGTAGCCAGCTTCTACCCTAACCTGGGTATCAAAAATAAATTGTTCCCTGCGCACTTGGGTCCTGAATTCTGTGTGGCATATGAAGGGGTGTACAACACCCGTAGTACTTACAAGAAAGGTACACCACGTAACGAGGCGTATAAGCTCGCATTAAACGGCGCTTATGGTAACAGCAACAATGAGTACAGTTCGTTCTTTGACCCACAGTACACCATGTCAATCACCATCAATGGTCAATTGCTTTTGTGCATGTTGGTGGAACAATTGATCAAAGTGCCAGGGTTGCGAATGATCCAAGCCAACACGGACGGTGTTACTTATTACTGCCCACGTGAGTATTTGGACCACACCCGCGCCGTGTGTCACTGGTGGGAACAGTTGACACAACTCACCCTTGAAGAAGTCTTGTACAAACGCATGTGGGTGCGTGACGTGAACAGCTACATGGCTGAAAAAGAAGATGGGAAATTGAAGCGTATAGGTGCTTATGCTTATGTAACTGCTGAAGAGAACCCAGGTACCCGTGAGCTACCCTATCATAAGGACTGGTCCGCACGCGTCGTGGCTAAAGCGGCTGAAGCTGCGTTGGTCCGTGGTGAAGATATTCGTGAATTCATCACAGAAATGCATTGCGGTAAAAAATTTTCGCAGCTAAACCTGCATGACTATTTCCTACGCGCCAAAGTACCCAAGTCATCAAAACTATTCTGGGGTGATAAGCAAGTCGGTAACATTGCGCGTTACTATGTTGCGACCACCGGCTACCCGCTTGAAAAAGTGATGCCCACCAACATGCCTGAAGGTGCGTACAAGCGTGCGAACAAACTCACCGATGAATATTACTTCGGTGTCATCCACGAACTCACAGGGTTGAACCCACGCATGGAAGCCATCGACTGGTCCAATGTTCCATGGGATGAGCGTATCAATACCAAAAACAAATCCAAGTACGAGACCACCCGTGACACAGGTATTTGTACGGGGTGGAATGTACAGCTAGCCAATGACCTGCGCGGCTATGAAGAGAATGACGTATGGGATCAGTTGTGGGATTCTATTAATTACGAATGGTATATCAAAGAAGCTGAGAAACTTGTTAAACCGCTGTTGACAGTAAGTTAAACATTGTTATACAGTGTGAGTTCTTTAGTTACTTTGGAGTTTTAATTGTGAAAGAGCCATGCGAATTGGAAATTGCACGCAAAGCAGTTATTGAAGAACTTTGTCGCCGTGAAAATTTGTTAGGTTGGAATTCTGTTAATGGGTATGAACCCTTAGTAATCACTTTAATTGAAGCCAATCACTTACTAAGAAGCTACGTTGCTGATGCTGGACCTGGAAAAGACCCGCGGCTATTTCCTGCAATGATTAAAGCTTTAACCACTACTAACGAAATTCTTGCAGCAAAACGTATTTGTAAGTGCATCAATAAAATTACGTTCTTTAATCGAAAAATGATCGTTCGAGGCTAATCATGGGTGTCCGCGAAAACAAAGTTGAAAAGTACCTTGATACTCGGTTCACTGAACTGGGTGGTGCTACTCGCAAGTGGGTTTCACCAGGTGTTGATGGGGTGCCTGATCAGATTTGTTTTTTACCTTATAACAATCTAGTTAGGTATGTTGAACATGACGAAGTTTATTTTGTTGAAGTGAAAACGTTTGATGGTGTTTTATCAGAGCGGCAAGACCGTGAACAAACTGCACTACGTAATGTTGGTGCAGATGTTACTACGGTCTACGGTGAACGCGGTGTCGATAAATTTATCGACTACATTATTAATCGAACAGGTGGTCACCTTGAATGGGAGTATCGTTAAATGAACTGCAAACCAATTCGCCATAACGATCAGATACAATGTCACTGTGGTTTAGCGTGGGACATTGGTGAAGAGAAGCCAGAGTGTCCGCGCAACCGTCGCGTTGGTGATCGTCATCAAGCTGATGTAGCTAAACAAAACCTTGAACACATGCGTGTTACTAATTCCGATTGTTTCAAATCTAATGACGGTCATGCTTTTTTTAGCAATGTTTGTGTTCACTGTAATATCACTCGACCGATGTTATTAAACGACAACGGCAACCGTAGTATTTTTGATGATGTGGATGAATAAAAATGGTTTACGAATTTACATGGCTAAGAAGCTTGAACAAAAAGGTCAGAGTTGCTACGTCTGATTGTGTCATTGTTCAAGCTGATGAACCCTTGGCGTGGGCTGTGGGGAAACCTTACCAATCACTACTCATCTGGTGTGAAGGTAAAGCGATTCGCAGTAAATGTGTTTCTGCCTTGTGCAGCTTTAGTGGTGATCGTAAGTGAATCACAAACTCATTGTACGTGAGGATTATGACCACGGTTACGTTGCTGTGTTGCGTGATCAGTACAATGCACCTATTGAAGAAATTAAATCACGCAGCTTACGATACCTTCGACAAGTTGCGCGTAACAATAAAGCTGTGATTTTTCCTAAAAGGTTTCGGTATGTCTTTTTGTAATTCAACTATAGTACCTGTTGATGTTGCGAAACCGCACATTGTTTTCATTAATGGTTTTTGGCGCGTCTCTCAATTGCACCGTCGATACATTGTTGACCTCAATGTAATGAAACGTTTTACCGCAGCTCACAGTTTCGTGCAGCGTTTGAACGATGGTTTAAATTATCCTTGGGGTTACAGAAATGAAACCTAGAATCTATTTTCGTGATGGTATGTGGCGTGTTAAACCGTTAACTGCCACTACTATTGGTTCATGCTATATAAAAGCGTTTGAACAATTCCAACTATATTCAAAAGCTCACTATTTCGTTTACAGGTTGAACAATGCAAACTCGTAAACACAGCATCATTGAATCTATTTTCAATACACTCAGTGGCTTGGTTCTGGCTACATTGGTGATGTCATTTATCATTTCACCGGTGTATCACTTACCAACAACTACCGTTGAAAATTTGGAAATCAATATAATTTTTACAATCATTAGTATTGTGCGCGGTTACATGTGGCGTAGATATTTTAATAAAAAGGTTTGTAATTGAAAGTTTTGGTTGCCTGTGAATATTCTGGTCGAGTTCGTGATGCATTTATCGAAATGGGTCACGATGCTATGTCGTGTGATTTTGAAGAAGCCGAAACTCCAGGGTGGCATTATCGTGGTGATGTTTTTGATATAATAAATGAGGGTTGGGATTTGATGATTGCATTCCCTCCTTGTACATTTCTTTGCAGTAGTGGAATGCACTGGACTACTCGCGGATTACGTGACCCACAGTTAACTGAAGATGCTTTAGCGTTTGTTGAATTGTTATTAAATTCACCCATAGAAAAAATCGCTTTAGAAAATCCCATCGGTGTAATAAGTTCACGTATTCGTAAACCTGATCAAATTATTCATCCTTATCAGTTTGGTGATGACGCTAGCAAAGCCACTTGTTTGTGGTTAAAAAATCTAAACCCATTGACACACACACACATGGTTGAACCTAGAATAGTTAACGGTAAGAAGAGATGGGCAAATCAGTGTGACAGTGGACAAAATAAATTAGGACCGTCAGATGATCGTTGGAAAGAACGTAGCCGAACTTATCAAGGCATTGCTAACGCGATGGCACACCAATGGGGTGGATTCCTATAATGTTTAACCTACTCACACCACAGAACCTACATGACTATCAACGTGAATGCGTGGTGCATCAGCTACAGCACGATGATTCTATGTTGTGGCTTCAAATGGGCCTGGGCAAAACCCCGATTACCCTGACCACCATTGTTGAGCGCATGAAAGCATCACAGGTACAAAAGGTATTGATCTTTGGACCACTGCGCGTGATACAGGCAGTGTGGGCGCGCGAAGCTCGCAAGTGGTCACACACCAATCATTTGCGCTTCAGCGTGATCCACGGTAACAAAGAGAAGCGCGCCCGTGCACTGTTCGCCAATGCTGATATTTTTCTGATCAATTACGAGAACATGAACTGGCTCGCTGAAACATTGGATCATTATTACCTGAGCCAGGGTAAACCGATTCCTTTTCAAATGGTGGTGTACGATGAAGTATCAATGCTCAAAAACTCCACAGCGCTTCGCATGGCTGGAGGTAAGCGAGACCGCAAAGATGGACGTGGTGAACCTGTACAAATCAAAGTTACTGGGTGGCGAAAACTTATTGACTGCTTTAACTATCGAACAGGTCTTACGGGGACACCGGCTAGCAACGGGTACTTGGACCTACACGGTCAGTATTTAGCGGTCGATGGTGGTGAACGCTTGGGTGAATTTGTCACACATTACAAAGACAGTTACTTTGTCAGTGACTTTAAAGGTTGGTCATTCACCCCTAGTGCTTTGGGTAAAGAATGTATTGAATCAAAAATTGCCGACATCACAAAAAAAATGGATGCGCGCGATCACTTGAAGGGTCTACCTGATGTGAAGGTTGTCAACATGATGGTTGATTTACCAGTGGCTGCACGCAAAGCTTATGATGAAATGGAAAAAGTGTTGTTCACCCAGTTGGATAATGGGCGCGAACTGGAAGTGTTCAGCAAAGCATCAGTGTCAAATAAGCTGCTCCAATTCTGCAATGGTTCACCGTACTTAAGTAGCACTTCAGATGAATTTGAAATACTGCATGATGTTAAACTTGAAGCGCTCGCAGATATCATTGAAGAGGCGGCCGGGCAACCGGTGCTGTGTAGCTACACGTTCACTGCTGATGCTGAACGCATCATGAAAAAATTTAAAGCATTGAAGCCAATCAATATCACTGAAACACCATCAAACCAAACTGAAGCAATTATAAATAAATGGAACCGTGGTGAAATCAAACTCATGGTTGGGCACCCAAAATCTTGCGGCCATGGTTTGGATGGTCTACAGGATTCCGGTTCCATCGTGGTGTGGTTCGGTTTAAACTGGTCCTTGGAGCTGTATGACCAAATGAATGGGCGTATTGATCGCCAGGGGCAAAAGCGCCCTGTGTCAATCATCAGGATATTATGCAATGACACTGTGGACCTTGCGGTAGCTGATGCAATTGAACGCAAGACAGATGATCAGGAAGGGTTGAAGCGTGCGTTGCAGCGTTACCGTAGCGGCTACACCACCAATGATTTAAAAGTTAATTTTTTCTAATGGTGACAACATGACACAGCAAATCGCATGGGGTGCAAAAGTCACCCCTCAGTTTTTGAAAGAAGTGAAGTCAATCTGCAACCGGTTCAACTGGACACAGCAACAACGATCAGAGCTCATGGCGTGTATGGCATTCGAATCCGGACACACGTTCAACCCAGCTATTAAGAATATGGCAGGATCAGGTGCCACCGGATTGATTCAGTTCATGCCCTCCACGGCGCGCGACCTGGGTACCACCACAGACGATCTTGCAAAGATGACAGCCATTGAACAACTTACCTACGTTGAGAAATATTTCAAACCCTACGCCAAACGAATCAAGACACTCAGTGACATGTACATGGCGATCCTTTTACCCAAGTACATCGGTGCTGATGATCGTGTGCATTTGTTCACTGAAGGTACTGTGGCGTACCGTCAGAATAGTGGTCTCGATACTAATAATGATGGTCACGTAACCAAGCGTGAAGCGTCACAAAAAGTGAATGCTACGCTGCTGCTTGGCTTTGAGAAAGGTTACGTTTCAACCGAATAAGTGGTATTCTTTTATGCATCATAAAACGACACACGGTGATGCTATGGACCCACAGATTGATTGGCTTAAGTACGTAGCTTACACCGTGTTGGCAAGCATCGGTGGTACATTAGGTTTCATCATGCGTACCATTGATGCAAGGCAAACAATTAACTGGTGGATGGTATTATTCAACGGTGTAGCAGCGGGGTTCGTAGGTTTCATCACATTGTTGATCTGCATGGCTTACGAGTTATCACCGTTGTGGACCGGTGTTATAGTGGGGATCCTGGGATGGATGGGTGCAAGCGCCTCAATGGGCATGCTAAGTAAGATTGCTTTTAACAAACTCGGGTTAAACCCCGAACCAAAACGGGAGCGCGCAGAAGATGAACCCTCTTAGCATTGTAAAGGATTTAGCATTAAACAAAACTCGACTGTTCATTGAATACATATTAATTGGTTTTGTGATCTCATTGGCTGGGGTGACGTTCACCCTGTGGCTTCAGAAAAATAAAATATCAGATGATCTCACCAACACCCAGAAAGCAGTCACCCAATTGGAAGATAAAACATCTGTCCAGGACGAAACAATTAATAACCTGAAAGAACTCAGAACCCGTGATGCTACGGCAATTGATGGTTTAGTCAGTGATTATAAATCCTTGGCAACTAGCAACAAGCAAGCAAACGATAAACTAAAAAAATTGGAGCAAACGAATGAAGAAGTTCGCAAGTATATGGCTGACCCTTTGCCTGCTGCTCTTAAATGCCTGCTCAATGGAACGTGCAAAACCGATAACCCAAACGATAATCGAAAGCCCCAAGCCCCCAGCACCACTGCTCCAATTGTGCACCCCACCGATAACTAAACCATTCAACACCACAGGTGATGTGGTGGAAGGTATGCAAGCACGTGAAGCCGCGTATCTGGAATGTGCCGCTTTACACAAGCGGCTTGTTGAATGGTTTACACCAGCCAAATAATATTTTTAGTTGAATCTCCGTTTACTACGTAATTAAACGACAGCGCGGTAGCTGTTGTTGATCTTACACGCAATGCGGTACCGGAAAGCTCTACTATCAAGTCTGTGTTATAAGTACCTGCACCTGTTTGTTTCAATACTATTTTACCATTGGATGAATAAAGAACATCATACGATTGAACTGTACCACTACCTGTACCACCAATGTTTGCGTATATTTTTATTTCAAGTAGCGCGTTATCATTATTACCGAATGTTGAAAAGTCATAAAGATTTACACTTGAGTTTCCAGCTAACGCAACCACCGGTGACCGGTGTTTAACTGGGATCTCTTGAGAATTCGATTCAATGACTTTTGTCACCGCGCTTGTGATAACACCGGTAACTACAGGATAGTCTTTATTTACAGTACCTGTTGTTCCTGAAATGTCAGTATTAAGAACAGCACCATTAACCCTGTAACAACCAACAGCAGAATAGTTTTTACCTGAGCTGTTGTATAAAGTATTGTTCTGAACCGTCACGTTAGCAATTGAACCAGAGCTATGTGAGATATCAATAAAGCAGGGGTCATTCGGTGAAACACCAGCGGTTGAACCTAGTGAATCTAAACTATTGTTCTTAACAGTAACAGTCATCGCACCTGTATTTTTAATGGACCCTGCGACTCGAAGTAAGGACCCATTAAACCCTCCTACAGTGTTACCTACAATTTCAAGCGAACGACACCAGGAATCTTCAATATTGAATACCGGTGTATCCTGATTCGTATTTCCAAATCCCATTAAAGTGTTATTTTTAAATACAACTTGCTCACGGTCTTTTGTAACTTCGGATGAATTACCTAAGGGGCAAATTACAGATTCAACTTTTGAACTGGTGTATATGTTATCTACAATAGTGATATTTCTTTGTGCTAATTCAGCGCCATCAAGTGAAAATAAATAATTACATTCATTAAATATATTTTTAGATATGACCACATTTCGATTCGCTTTTGCACTGGAAACAATTAACACAGGCAACTGTGCGTAAGTAAATGTGTTACCTGTGACAATAGTTGATGAGTCACCATGTAGTTCTAAGCAAGTGTGCCCTCGGTTTAACTGGAATGTAAAATTAGGGTTCTTAAATGTGCAACCTTCTATGTGGATTCTATCTGCCTGGCAGTAAACAACAGACACGTCTTGCTGATTATTGCCAGAAATTGCAATACCGAAATTTTCAAAATCACAATTAATAAATCGGATATTATCTCCATACTTATTAACGTCATCAGCGCCAATACGAAACGCTTGATGTCCTGAAATATTTTTAATATAAAGGTTTTGGAATAAGAAATTAGAGCACTTGCCAAAGCCATAAAATGCACTATTAAGGCGTAGTGGATCACCGAAATTTACTTGTAAATTATTTGCCGCATTAAGATCAAAACAAAAATCTTTAAAAGTCACGTCACTCAGAACATCATTACTGGCAAGACCGAATAAAAGTTTGGATGCACCAACATTATTTGCCAGTTTTATAACCGAACTTCTGCCATCGCCAAAAATTGTCATTCCACTACGATTAGCCTGCCCGTTGGCGATTCCAAGGTAAAGCATAAAATCACCGGAGGCAGCAGTCGGTGCGATTAAAAATGTTGAATTACCAGGGAGATAAATATTTTTGCTTGCTGCAATGTTATAACGAAAAGGGTCACAATCATTATTAACACCGTCACCATACGCCCCAAACATATAAGGTGTTGTAATTGCTATTTCTAGTCTTTGAGCGTATCTATTAGCAGTCGCTATGTTCCTTTGAGTTCCATTGTCATTAGTTACAGAACCTGTTCTGATTTGAAACCAGCCTCCACCCCTGTAAGGGTTGGTTGCACCCATGATTGGTGTGTGACCTTTTAAATAGAATATCTCACCATCCACAGCTTGAAAGTTCGCAACAGCAGCCCACGAATCAACCTTTTTTGTATAATCCGTAAGAACAACAAATGCAGGGTTTATTTCAGAAACACTTATGTTTTCTAAACCGGTTAAATCGGATTTCCAGCGTAATAATTTTTGAGATTCTGGGATAGGAAGAGTTGCACCGGTAGAACCTTCTGCATACGAATCAGGGTAACGCAACGAACGATTGATTTTATCGTCAGTCTGTTGAATTAAATAAGTTAATTTGTCCACGGCCTTTTCATGAAGGTCAGGGAAAAATGCACCTTGGGAATTGAAAGATGTAAGTTGTGTTGCTTCAAAGTTAGAACGAATAAAAAGCTGCCAACCAGTAGGTAAAGGTCCGTCCACACGGAATATTTGACCATTACTTGTGCCAATATTACCCACTGTGTAATCGACATCTAACACAAGTAAACTTTGATTACCTGCTAAATCAGTTTCATAAACTCTTAAATCTTCAGCACGTTGAACCACAAATGAATAATCAAAAAGCTGAGCGATACCGTTGCCGATATATGGGCCGTCCGTAATATCAACGCTATTTACTGTCATGTGAATTACTCCAATTTATTTTCTATCTGGACCCATTAAAAATTCGCGCATGGTGAACTCTTCACCTTCAACAATCACATCATACAAATGCTCACCGGTAGCCCACACTTGACTAACACCTGGTATACCGAACGCTGCACCGACTAATTTTGTCGCACCTTTCGCTTGGCGCTCGGTAATTTCCTCATCGGTGACAGCGGCCTCAGCCAGTTTTGGAATTGCTACAGTACCTTGTTCAATGATCGATGCCAGCGGTGACAAATTATAACCGTAGTCTCCAGTAAGCCCATTCACAATGTCGCGTATAAACGGAATGGATTGTAACGGATATACAGCAACTTTGGTGAGCATCTTTTGTAGCAACGGTGTTTCATCGTCATCATCGCCCCCACCCAACTCACCCCGCACCAACATCTCAAACAACACAGGCACAGCGATCAGGAACATTGCTTTAGCTGCCAGCGTCGACGGTGAATATAACCCAGATTTGGCACCTTTTACAGCGTCGCGTTGTACGTTCCACAAAGAACTAAAGAACGTCATGAACATAGTCAACATGCGTGCGGTTTCAGATTGCCCTCGCATAATCCTGGCCAGGTCTTTTGTAGCACCGGAACCTTGTACTTGCTCCACCACGAAGTCAGCATATTGAAACGCGCGTTGTTCATCACCATCAAAATCTTTCATACCCTTAATATAACCTGCGTGCCATGAGGGTAAGTCAGCCATGTAGGTTTGAATCAATGCGATGTGTTTCATTGATGCTTGTTGCGCTGAAGGAAGCCAGCCTTTTTTACTTTCCAAATCCTTCATTGCGTTTTTAATTTCGCGATCCATGCTTTGCGCACGATGTTCAAGAACTTTTGAATTTTCTTTGGCAAACTCCCACGCACTACGCATGGTTGCAGGTGAACCCAATATGGAACGAGCAGCCTGCATTACAGGTGCGATACCTGTTTCAGCAATGGTGTTTGAAATACCACTCAACTGCATGATACCGGTAGATGCTTTGAAACCCATGGTACCCAGCGTCACACCCAAACGAAGCTTTTGTAGAATTGCATCCCAAAACATTTTGGTAGGGGCTTCGCGACCATCTTTGGCAATGTCATTGAGCCAGGGTTTCAATTGTGCAAACTCTTCAGGTCCGAGCTTGGCTTTAATGGTATCAGCCACAGATTTATTGCGGATGAGTTTGTTAACCTCGCGCACAGGATCGTGGTGCGTGATGTAATGGATCGTCTCTTGAAAGTGTGATGTCACCACATCAAGGCTAAGGCGAATAGGTCCATAGTAACCGGTACGCTCGCTCGTTGAGCTGGCGTTAACGGATGCTTGAATACTGGCGTTACCACTAAACATAGACTCGGTTTGCGCGTTGAGTTTATCTTCATTCTCTTGCGCTTGCTGACTACGATTAGGGTCGTACTTCACCGGGTAATAACCACCCTTGAACGTGCCGTATGGGGTGACAACCGGCGTTGCATCAACCTTTGGTGGAATCAAACCGGTAGTACGGCGATGCACTTCAGCAAGTTGCGGGTACAAGGTATCCATCTGATCCCAGATTAATTGCACCAGCTTCCAATCAGACGCAGTCATTTTTGACAACACCGCTTGCAATTTTGGATTGTCGAAAGTGATTTCTGATTCGTTCTCTGGATTCGCCCAACCTTCACCGAGTAACATTTTTTTCAAGTTACTTTGGTTACCGGTGTTCAGCGCCACCGCTAAAATTTGATGACCGAATAAATTATCTTTTATCTCAGGGATATAAATTTTTGTGTTATGACGCTTGATGTCTTCTTTGCTACGACCTTCGATAGCATCCATCACAGGCTTGCCGGCAGCTTGCCACATTTTAATTTCTTGATCGTAAGCATCAGTGAACGGTTGCACTAAAATCTGATGGCTGATGCCAGTACGCTCGCCGCCATCCATCCACGACGCCATGAACGGGATTTTAGTCATTTGAGCCATAGCCCAGCGACCCCAGTTCTTACCTTCAACAACCGTGGTGCGTGTGGTCTCAAATCGATTAGTGGCTTTCTCATTCATACTGGTGACCCAACGGTCCACCAGCTGCTGAAAATCAACCTCATCACCCATGCGTGTGATCTTGTTTGAGTATCGCGCAACGTGTTCAATGTTCTTCACTGAATCATTGATACCTTGCAAATCAGCGAATGGGACATTTTTCCAATGCGTCACATAGGATTCATTAAGTACAGCGGGTGTTAACACCAGTCCGTCACCCTCAACCTCGATGCGATTTGCTGCCCAGGTGTTTATGTCCTGGTTGCGTTGATCAACTTCACCAAGGGTTGAAGATTTACGGAACTCAAAGCGTTCAAGGATTTTGACAATCTGTTCCCAATAACCACCCTCAGCTTTTTGGATTTCTTCGCGCACATTTTTTTTGTTGTATCGCGCCATACGATCAACAATTTTTTGTGTTTCATTTTTTGCATTGGTTGCCGCCATACCCAAATAATAATTGAGCACCTGACGCGCTTTGGCGTTGGCAGCACCTTCACGGTTACCTTTAGCCAACATACTCGCAGCTTCCTGAGCTGCGGCGATCTCAGCCTTACGGTATTTACCGGGGTGAATCTCACGGAAGCTAAGTTTCCCTATGCGATCTTCTGCTAAGGTCTTGATAGTTTGGCGATCAAAGTTTGGCTGCTGTGTTCCTTTGGACAATGCTTTTAATTCATCAAGGATAAGCTTGCCGCGTTCTTCATTTTGCACAGCTTCATCAGCTTCGCGCTCGATTGAACCGTCATTCAGGATGTCACCGTGTCGTGCAATCATTTCGCGCTGAGCATTAATTTCAGCAGCGTCTTTGATCTTTGGTGCACTGATCAAATCGTCAAGCATCTCAGAGCCTGAGCTGTAACCAAAAATTGCAGCAGCATCATCAGGGTGGATACCAGCTTGACCCTTGGCTGTCATACCTTTCAGTATTGGTGGGATTTTGGTGAACGAGTGGCCGCGAACATCTTTGCCGGTCTCACCAACCATTTGCTTAACAGTGGCGTGATCAAGCTTCAAATCACCATAAGCTAAACGGTTGCGAGTGACATAGGTTCGCTCAGCATTAAGTTTGGTAATTTCTTCACGAATCAAATCGTTCTTTTCTTCTTTCCACCACGCCTTACTTTGTCGAGTAAGTTGCGCCATGATTTTATCGCGAAGGGTTTCGGTTTCTTTATCCTTCACTTTTTCCTGACGTTGTTTGTACGCTTCAAATTCAGCGTCGGTCATTCCCGCCATAGCAGCATCAGTGAACATAGGTTCATAGCGCGCGCGCGACTCAGCAGCAGCGATCTGATCATCAGTTGCAATGAGGCGATCAAAAACTTGTCTCATTTCGTTGTCAAGTTTTACACCCAGATCACCACGGATAGCTTTGTAAATTTGGGTAAGCCAACGTGCAAATGTACGGAACGCGTTACGCAATTCAATACTCGGTGCTTCACCTTCCATTAAATAAGTTTCAAAGCCGCGTGCAAATTGCTCATGTGTTGCACGACGAATCGCATCATCTTTTTTAACATCACCTGTGGTTTTGTTATCAAAAAATGCGGTCACATCGTCACTGGTAACTTTGGCCGGTGCGTTAATAAAATCAGGTTCTTTGTTCGCGTAACTTGTAGCTTCAGCAGCAACAGATTCACCGTTACGCTTGAACCAACCATTTACCGATTGAATCAAATCTGACTCAACGTTCATTTCCATTTCATACATGAAGTGTGCGAACTCATGCAGGAAAGTGGATAGATCAGCAGCTTCCGTTAAACGGATCATTGAATTCGCAGGGTCATAATAACCGCGTGCTTCACCGGTGTTTTGTTCAAACAATTCTGCTAACAGTTGGTCGTCTGACATTTTTGATTTAGCAGGCTTACGACCAGCGTTTGACGGGTCATAATTTTTTACATCAATGACGTACATGTCTAAATTTTTAGCGCCTGATTCAAGAGCTAAATCAGTTCTGTGATTACCGTCATAAATAACGTATTCACCGGTCTCTAATTTTAAGGCAACTGGTTTATCACCGTAACCTTCAATTAGCTCGCCGTTAAATTCACCATTGTTGAACTTGTCCCATTTGCGCGCAGTTTGAAAACTCACAGCTTTATTCAAGTCAACAGTTTCAACGCGACTGTGTGCCTGCATTTGCTCAACTGTAGGAACATCAGGCATGGTCAATGTACTTGGTGCGGGTAACTGCTCCAACGCCGCATCACTAAGACGTTGCTTCTCACCAGTCTGTGGACCTGTGATGTTTAAGCCTGATTTTTTGAATGCTTCCTCGACGCTGACACCCGTACGTTTCGCATAGGACACAGCCCACGCAGGAACGAGCTGCGCGCTTATGGATGCGTTTGCACTGCTAACCATGCCAGTATCGACCAGCTGATCACGCACACTATTAAAAATCTCTTGTGCCACCACATATTCACTAATATTTTCCTGAGCATCTTCAATAAAGCGTTTGACATAATTTTCAGTCTCCACTTTGTTTTGTTCTTGCCGGAACGGTGACACAGCGGTTTCACTCATCACCATGTGTTCGCGCAACTGTTCATAATGTGGTGTGCCCACAATGTCAGTGGCGAAGTCAGCAACAGGTATTGCAACATCCGCACCTAACACAGCAGCTTCGGATATTTTTGATTGCAACAACTGCAACGCGGGGTCGTTCGCAATCTCTTCAGGTTTCAACGATTGAAGATACAATGACGCCTGTGCACCATCAATAAATACTTGGGTGTTCTTGTCACCGTCTGCTTGTTCCACAAACTGGCGAAATGATTCAGCATCACGTTGTTTTAATTTGGATGACTCAGCATTTTGCGCCAATAAATCAAGTTGCTTTTGTTCAACTTGACTTTGCTGCTCAGCAACTTGCTCAGTTTTATTTAAACGATCAACAACCTTTTGCGCGCCGGTAATAACACCGACTTGTACTCCACCCGCGACCACGGTAGAGATAGCGGTTACAGCTTGGCGCTGTAACTGAATTTTCGCAGCCTCTTCCAAACTGGTAGCGTTCTGCAACTCTTCATCAAGTCCGGCTACCACAGCATTCATGGATTGTGTGAACGTAGCAACCTGTTCCCCTGCAACTTCAGTCAATGCAAACTTGGCAATTTTTTCCTTAAGTTCTTTACCATTGAGCATGTCACCCAGTGCTTTGTCCGGCAAATACTCAGTAAGCATTTCAATCGCTGCATCCACAGCCGCATAGCTGCCGGCTTGGTTCTTATCCAAACCACCCGCGCGTGCTTCACCGTAGGAGTCGGCATAGGTCATTGCACCCGCTGATCCAACGGCAGGTATTGGGCTACGGGTGAGAATGGTGGCAAACAAACCAGGGGCGCTACTGACCAACGAATCAATGCCACCGCGGACACCTTGCTGAACGGTTGATAAACCTTTTGGTGTAGCCGCTTGCAACTCTTGTTGTGTTTCGACAACCTTGCTTTTTAAATCGGTAACGACTTGCTTATAAAGTTCATCCTGACCATCAGTAACAGGAATCGAAAAACCCAATGGATCAACCTGCTCAGTTTCAGCATTGGCAAGCACCATTGACTTTGCCATTTTCTCAAAACGTAACGCCGTAGTTTCGCCAAAATTTTCAAATGTTTGATCGAACCATTTGCCGGTTTTGTTAAGTGAGTCTTCAATACCACCCAGAATATCAATGTCATCGTGCGCAATAGCGGCATTGTTAAAATCCACCAAGTAAGCTGAAGTTTTAGGGTTACGTTGTGACATACCCTCGAAGTCAATTTGGTTCAACTTCAATTTACTTTCAACTTCAGCAGGGTCAGTTTGTACAGCGGTGACAGGCATCCCTGATTCACGGGCTAATTTATTGGATTTGGCGTATTGATCAGGATTTGTTTTAATGGCTTCACTCATCACCGATTTCATCGGTTGAGTATCAGGATCAGTGGAACCAAAACTTTTTACATCAATGTTGTCTAAATTCAATGCCATTATTTAGTCGCCTGTTGGTAAGCTTTTAATAAATTATCGGAAGTGACCGGGACATTATTATCACGTAAAAATTTACTTAATGCGCCAACATCCTCAGCGGGTACATCTTTCAGCGTTTTGGTTGAATCAAAGATCAAACCGTCCACCACGGTTTTACGGGTGAATCCGTTCAACACATTGGTGTACTCTTCAGATGTCAGTTTACCACCCTTCACTTGCTCGCGATAATTTACCTCACTGTCCAACAAGGAATAGAACGCGTTCGCTTTTTCTTTTGTTTCATTGTTACGTTTAGTAGCAGGGCCAAACAATTGATCAACCGCCGCCGTGGTCTCAGCAATACGGGTGCGACCTACCTGCGAATCATCTTTACCTGCGCTCCCACCCTTCGCTGTTTTTACGGCCGTAATCAGTTTACCGCGCTCAGCAGGGGCGAGCTTATCCGCATAATCATTAGGGTCAATGTTAGCCAGTTTATCTTTTGGCATAGTCATCAGATCACTGAAAACTGACCAATCGGTTGAATTTGCTTTACCGGATTTAATCAACCCTTGCTGTTTCGGTGACAACCGCAACCATTCATCAGGGTTTTGCGATTGGAATGATTCAGCGCTGCCACCGTTGAGAATGTGTGCTTCAGCGTTTTCATAAGCCTGCGTGCGCGCTTCACTTTGAATCTGCTTTTTAAGGTTGAATTGATGCTTGGTTTCTGACATCACTTTGTCACGTAACTCAGGGTCTTGAATTTTATCAACCTCAGCGACCAGTGAACCGAGATCATCGTATTGGTCGACCAGTTGTCTGCTTTTTATTAACGCGTAACTGGCATCAGCTTTAGTTTTTTCTGATGCTGTTTTGGTGGCGATCATTGATTGCAGTTTTACTTTATCCTGCCCTTCGAGTCGCTTGTCGAATTTATCCAGCAACTCTTTACCTTTGGCTGAACTATTCATTGTGGCCGCTTCTACAGCTGCACGCGCAAAGGATGAGTCATACGTTTGCAAGCGTTCGTTCAGAGCTTCAGCGCTCAACCCTTGCATGTTAGCGGCGTCGGTGATCGCTTGTCTGCCAAGTGTGTTTTGGAGCCTTACAGCGTTCTCATCATTCCAATACAACGCTGCACTTTCAATGGTGTTTTCCACTTGTGCTTCAAGTGTCGAAACCTCCCAGGCTTTAAGACCTTGTGACGCATGCCGACTGATCTCAGCCTTTGTACGAGTAACATGATTCTCAGCAGTCTTGTCAAACAGTATCCGTGCGTTCTGACTCAATGAGTCACTGTATTTTGTTTTCAGTTCTTCAATAGATTTAACAGTAGGGTCAGCACCGTCAAAAGCATTTCTCCCCTGTGTATTAAAGTAACCTTTTTCAGGGTTGAACAGCATGTCATTTTTATCACGTTCAAATTTTACTAAAGCTTCTTCAGCTTCAGTGGTGGCGATTCGTTGACCCATTTGCTGCATGGCATCACCAAGTTGTCCTACACCCTGCGCGATACCTTCACCAAACGCACCACGGGGTGTATCGGCACTCGCCAAGGGTTGAGCTGCAGTTTGAGTCTGAACCTGATTACCGCCATACGTGACTACTTTCATAACCTGTTACCCTTTGGCTGCGCTTTTTTTTGTATACCATTTATCAGCTACACCCGAACCTGAGAAGTCGGCACTACCTGAAAGCAATGTACCGAACGCGTTATTTCTACCTGCTGCCGCAGCCATATCACCTTTCGACTGAGTGAGAACCGACTCAGTACCTATGGCTTTAATTTTACTGTCATAGTTGCTACGGATACGCAGTGCATCGGCTTCACCAAGGGTGTACGCATCTTCCTGTAGCTGCAATGCTGACCCACTGTTGAGGTCTATACCGTTAGCGGCAAGCTGTGCGCGTTGTTTTGAAATCAGTTGGTTTACACGTTGGCGATGTTCGTTCTCAGCTTCATTGGCTTCGTTACGAACTTCTTGCGCCTGGTTCTCAAGTACTCGCGTGTTGTATTGTGCAACACCTTTCTGATATTTACCTTGCTGATATTGAGCGTTGGCTTGATATGCATATGAAAACGCAGTTAACGCGACACCAGCTGTACCCGGATCACACATGATCAACGCCTCTCAATAAAAAATTTATGGAACAGCTCGCCGTTAACACCATAAGGCTCTGGTTTGCACAGTGTGAAACCCAACCATTTCAACCACTCAATACTTAGGGTGTTTTCAACATGCACCCAATTATACAACATCGGGCACACGTCTAACATCTGTTGAATAACTGGTGGGGATAACTTAAGGAATTGCCTGCGGTGTTTAAGTGCACCCGTTGTACCTAAAAGCCATGGTACACCGTGGCCGCTTAACACGTCACGTTTTACCAAACCCATCATCACACAAGGTATGTGGTTCACCGTAACAACGGTGACAAAATGAGAAGAGTTCCACCCGTCAGTTAAAGCCTGAATGGGTGTTTTACTGCTTGATGCCCACACTTCTTTGGAATCTTCATCACGCATGTTAGCTGCAATGTAATCAACCATCTGTTGTGTAGGTTTTTCAAATTTAATCACTGACATCAAATTTAGGGATCACAGAAAGAATTGCCATAGGTAAAGGTGCGCGCTGTTCAATTCGAACGCCGCCGCCGCGACTCCAATCAGGTTCTATAAAAATTTCTTGTTTATAACTTCTAAGCGTCATAGTGTCATAATTATCTGATTCAAATCGTGGTTTTATCTCATGCATCGAATCAATATTAGTTGGACCGACCCACCCGCCGCGTGAATTTTCCACTTCAATTATCACGCGTGACACTGATTTTGACTGTGATTTTAATGTTTCAGTAGATGACGGTACATCGATATCAAGAGTTTCAATAACAGGTAAATACGATAAACCGATTTGTACATATGAAGCGGACCTAGCTAATGTAATAGAACCATTGACGACAACTTGATCAGGTACAGTATAACCATCTGCTAAAATAGAAACAGTAGAACCCTCCAAGTGATCCAATCCTGAAAACATACTGATCGCTGAACCTTGATAGCTTAAACCTGAATCAACACAAAAACTTTGTTTTACATTACCAACTTTGCGTTTCTCTAACCTTTCGATGTATCGCTTTGTTACACCTTGAATAGTTCTTTGCACTATAACATAAACAGCGTCTCGCCCATCCTCACTTATCACAGCAACAGATTCAAAACGACCTTGAGTATCGTGTTGATGCCAACCGTAAACCTCATGTTCACGTTGATAGGTTAAACCGAGTAACGCACCGTCGTTTCTAATACACCAAAGAATACTATAAGGCTCAGCACTGTAAGCCATATCAGTTATTGTATAACCATCAAATAGATGTTCTGACATCAATGACAAATCGTTTCCTGTATATTTGTCAACACTGTAGTCATAACCGAGGTCACGTAATCGTGCACCTTTTTCTTGTAAATAAATTGCAGTACTGTTAACAATTACAGGTTTAACCCATGCACAGCCGTTAGCTGATTGCCGACGTACACCGACAGTAGACGGTGTTAATATCTGGTCTTGCCCCTCAGTGACTTTAAACTCGCCACCAGATGTAAGTAACAACAATGAATCAAGACTTAAAAGGTGACGAATCTCATTGACTTGATCCGCAGCCACTGTGAAAGTAATAGCATCATCATCCCGCGAAGGATTAGAAAACCGTAAAGAATTAAAAATATTCGTTTGCGTCGTAAAAACAGTTTGAGGTTGGTTGTAAGTATTTGCGAAAATTTGCCGTTGTTGAAAATAAGTAACAGTCGAAGGTTTATTATTCGCACCATTAAAAGGTGTCTTATTTGCCGGCGGCACGTCACTGGTCACCGGCGCAAAATTAAAATCATCAAACTGCACACTTTGAGAATTACCAATCCACCCGTAAACACCGGAACCTACAGATGTACTTTTATAAATACGATAATATTGGGCATTGGGTACAGCAGCCCAAGTAATCCTTACACCATGAGTAACGCTTAATGAATTAGTGTTAATTTGATTAGCACCGGATCGGATAGACTCAACGTCGTTTATAACAGACGTAGCAACATATTCATAATCTTTAGTGTCTGTACCGCCGCCCGTGCCAACACTCGCCAAACTGATTACAGGGGGTGTTAACGCCGGTATGTAATTGACAGTCGTTAATGTCCAATTGTCATCTGCTAAACGATTAAGATTTTTAGGGTCGTGGTCAGGATGAGTGATAGTCATCACGTCCGCGTTCTGGGTATAACCCAACCTGTATAACTGAGCTTCTGTGTAAGGTGTAACGAGTGTAAATTCAGCAGGTCCACCGCCAGCCAGAACCACACCGCCATTGCGTATTACACGCATTTTCAAATGCTCAAAAACAAGAATATAAGTCTGAGTGGTGTTAAAACTAAAAGGGACCAGTCTGCCTTTTTTCGTGTGATCAGATTGGCTCGCAATAAACTTGAAACCAGGGCGAGAGTAAACGCCACCTTGCGCACGCACCATAAAATTTTTACACAACGCTAAACCAGTAGCATACTTCACGGTGTCAGCGCGAGAACGTAACGAAGGAGCGATTTCCCCAGAAGTAAAACTACGTTGGATTAATTCCGGCATTGTTAACCCCTACAAGTTACAAAATCACTTTCAACAGGTTCATGTTGTTTTTCGTTAGAATCTGATGCGATACCTGAATTTAAATAACTGTTGTACAAACTCAATGAATCACTTCGCAATGCACGCCCGTCTTTCACACCGACAATGGGGATAGCTATATGTGCTGCAATCAATTGTGATAAAGCTAACGCGAACTCAACAGTAAATAGTTCAGGATTTTCTATTTTCGCAGTGTAATCAATACGTAAATCAGACTGCACCGTACCAATTATTTTGGTGTTATTGATGTTAAAAATTTCGTAAGGAATTTCAGGATAACGAATGCCGTTATAACACCCGCTCGGGTTCCAGTATCGCGCCGATGTATCAGTGGTTACTTGCTCATAAGGACCCACTAAACGTTCGATCTCTAAACAATCATTCGGGTATTTATAAGCGTAAGGTTTGTTGAACACTACATCTGTGACAGGTACCAAAGCGATAATTTTTCTTGCAAAATTCCAGTTAGTTTCACGCAAACATTTATCGCGCAGTATCGAATACCACAGTTTACACTGTTGCGCCTGCAAGCTGCTTTCGTTGATGTCATTAATGCTACCAGCACGAATGCCGCTAAGTGCCATGTTACAGATTTGCACAATGCTGGTCATGAGTAAATCACCCCTTGAATTGGGTTGTATAACAAATTGTTTTTAATACCAGTGTAAATTATTTTATCAAACGTAACTACAGACTGACTATTCGTTACATTAAGTGTGAAAGAGTACATTTTACCATCAGTATCACGCATCCATCCGGCATAAGTACCAAATACATAATCAGTCAGGGTGCCGTTGGTGTTAAGTGTACCTGCAGCTGTAGGTAAATGCACAACAACACCATTAACAAATGCTGCATCTTTACCAAGTGAATAAGCACCTGTGTCTACAGGATTAACTAAATCTACAGCCGTATACCCTGCCATAGGTTGAACTGTGGATGAACGAGTTGCAGTAGATGAACCATCGCCTGCAGTAAACGTCTGTGATCCCATTGCGGGATAGGTGACACCGTTCTGAAAAGAAGGCATGGACCAAACGAAATTGTTTGTACTGGTGCCTGTTATCGTTGCAACCTTACCTGCAAATGTTAACGAGGTAATCGTACCCATAGTCGAAGTTGTACCAGTGTAACCAGTACCACCAACAGCAACGGGTGTGGATAATGCAGTTAATGTAGCACTAGCTGCATCATTCAAATACAAAGCCCAATGAGTGTACATAGGCTGACCCGCTGAAGCGGACCAACTCATTGTTATGTTCGAACCGGCACCAGTTTGACTGGACGCTGTTAAAACGTTAACCCGCCAAGTATTGGCATTATTCACTGCACCGCGATTTGTTGCACCGCCGCCTGCAGTCCACGTAGCTGCTGTTGTATCGTTAAAATCTTTATCACGCCCTGCACCATGTAAAATCGACACCGCTAAAGCACCGGTGGGTACAGTAGTCAATGTTATTGATGGAGCTGAATAAGTACCTGATGTAAATGTTTGAACTGACGCAAGTGTTGCGTTTATTGTTCCACCAGATGCACTTGCTACAGTAATCGAAGTATTCGCAAAAACGAAATCGGAGAATGTACTGGTTATGTTTGCTGTTGCGCTGGCAGCAGCAATAACCATGTATAACGCCATTTTACCACCGGGTGTATCAACCGTTGTACCCAGCTGAGTCATTGATTGCCCGTTCCATTGAGGTGATCCAATGGTGCGATTATCTACGTCCGGGTTCCAATTGATCGCCATAAGAATGGCATTACCAATAGACGCTGTTACGGATTTTGATAAGCTTGATCCGTCCGCGGTGGTGACTGAAGTACTGACATGTGTAACTGACATTAAATATCGTCCTTTGTAGATACCGCAAAATCGGACATATAAATATAAGTACCGGCGTTATCCCAGACAGCATCCTGAGCGCCCATAATATAACCTTTACGCAAACCTGTATAAATCCCACCGGGGCTGTAAGCATCTAAACCTGACAAGTTCCAACGTTGAACATCATTAGTCCACAGTTGATATTCAGCATTAGGGTGACCCGCTTCAGTCCCAACCTTTACGCGCAGTTTTATTTTTTGCCATGTGCCACGTAATGAATCATTTAATATGGGGGTGAATACTGGTGAAGATGTGGGAACTTGGGAAACACTGCCAGGTGCCGAAACAGGATAAACACCAGCCTGTGCACCTATTTGAGAATCACCAGCTGGGCTTGCAGAATAATAACTTGCTCCAAATTTTGGATCATCACCGTTACCTGTCGCGCCAGGTGCATCAGCCCAGACTCTAAAAAATTTATTGTTACCACCGCTTAATGCAGCACGTGGCCCACGTGTCGGCGACTCAGCCCCAGTTGGATAGTAAAGGTAGAATCTGAAATAGAGTTCAGGGAATTGGTTACCAAGGTTATATCTCAGTTCGCTGACTGCTTCCGCTGCAATATTGAAATTAAAACGTACACAATTACCTGTATTACCCGCACGACTGAATCCAGATATCACCCCGAGATTTGTGCCACTAGTCCAAAATGGCGCGCCGGCAAGTTGCTTGTTTAAATCACCGGAAGAAAAATCGTCCGAAAATATTAAACCACTAGTACCGCCGCCGCCACTTTGCGCAGAAGAATTAAACTTCCCGTTACCACTGGGTGTACCGGTAATTGTGATGTTGCTTGCAGGTGCAACCATAATTGTTACCCTGAAATTGTGCCGGTATTTGCAGCACCGCTTAGACGAATTTCAACCAAACCCGCAACAATGGTTATGCCGCTTACTGTATTCGCCGCTATAGTGCCCATTGCTGCAAAATTTGTATTACCCGCCAACTTACCTTCAACAGTTAACACACCGGCTCCATCATTCTGAATAGCCATTAACGTTTGGCCACCGGGATTTTTAACCGGTATGACTTGCGGATTACCCGTTGTAACTGAAAATTGTGTTGTGTTCATAACAACCTCATAAAAAATTGCACCCGGTCATGTGACCGGGAACGATGTTACAACGTTTCTACGCCGCCGGATTTATTAGCGTTAGGATCAGCAAGGAACGATGCACCTTTGATGTCCTCTTGCTGCTTTTTAACGTTCTTTTGCAACTTTTCAGCAGCATTTTTGCGATTGACAGTTACTTCAGGCTTCTCCGGATCTACCTCTTTAATGTGCGGTGGAAGCGGGTCGATCTTTTCATCAACAGAAAAGACACCGTGGCGATCATCACCGGGTTTACGTAACACGCCACCGATAAAACAATCTTGTAAAACTTGATATGTGTACATGGTTCAATCCTCTTAGAAAAAAGGGCAGCAACCGCCACCCTTCTTAAGTTACCTATCAGGGGTTCAACGCTACCAGATTACACGTTCAATCTGTTAGTTTGGTTACCCATGGTGATACCTGCAGTTACACGACCTAAGGTGGGGTTAGTACCCGCAACAGTGTAACGAATACCGAGGTAACGGCGATCAGCTTCAACAGGTAACCATTGAATGGTCAATTGTTTACCCACCTTCAGATCAGCCAACAGAATAGTTTGACTTGCCAACACTTTCGGTGAACTCAAATCCGAGTTAGCACTTGTTTCGATGGTAATAGTCAAACTGGTCAATGTGTTAAAAGCTTCAGTAACCTGAACCAAAATTGGCACAGGATTACCTTTACCCACATCTTGATACACTGCTGCTTTTGCACCGTAAGGGGTTTGCGGTGCTTTTAAGTCAATGATATTGGTTGACACTACTGTTGCAGTAATCGCCTGCTTATCACTGAAAAGTTCCTGTAATGAAAAGATCATAATTACACCACCCGTGCTTCAGTGTTTAACAAAGCATCAGTTTCGCGGATTGGGATGCCGCGATAAGTCAACACTTGCTCACCCTGGATTTCCATAGGACGTAAGCGAATGAAACTATCTGATGCGCCTGCATTGGTAGCCAATGCGTCAAGAACTTCCAACACGTCGCGGTTTGCATAAATCGCAATCTTACCCGCTTGAACACGACGGTTCTGAAGCTTGTAATATGCTTTACGCAGGAAGTCATACAACTTCACAGTACCAGCCGCCATGTTGGTTGTATCAATGTTCGCGATACGTGCAACATAACGCCAGTCACGAACCGCAAGACCCACGTGCCAAGTGAACTTCTCTTCTTTGGCAAAGTACGGGTTACCGTTCGCATCAAGTACACGTTGTTCACCCATATCCTGGCGATCAATACCAGCTTTAGTACCTTGTGGATACAACAGGTGACATTGATTTTCACCCCAGGTAACAAACCAAATGGAAGTGTTAACAGAACCTGTACCACCCGCATCAATGATTTGGTTACCGTTAGGGGCATTCTTGTCATTGAAACGTGGAGCCAAACCCATGAACTGCTCAGGGTCAGAGTTAGTGTTACCATAGAAAATTTTGGCAGCAACTTCCTGTGACATAGCTTCAAGGAACGAGTTGGCTTCTGACAAACGCACCGCGCCTTCATTGGTACTGAGTTTCAATAGACGTGAATCTACTGTGCTCAAACCTTCAACAAAGCCGGTGGTATCTTCAACTTGTGCTTTTTGCGACTTGCTTTGCGCGATACCCTTGTACAACATACCCCACGCAACATCCGGCAAACCGGTGCGAATGGTGTGTAAGTGCGTAGTACCTTTGTTACATTCAACAGCAATCGCATCATCAAGAATAGGGTTCATCTTGGTGAGGATCTCAATCACAGGAACAAAGTTACCGTGACCATCCTGTTGCTTGTAAATGTCGATCAGATCGACAAACTTATTTCCAATTAGGGCCATGTTTCACCTCGTGATTTAGCCGTTTCTATCGTTTGGGTAAAGAAGTGCCACATGATCAACAGGCTTGTTGGGTGTAGCCGTTTTACTACCCGGCACATCTTCACGCGTCAATTGACCAACTTTAACCATAAATCGAATGATTTCAGGGTGGTTACCCACACCATATTCATTCAACATTTGCTTCAATTCTGGTGTACCAAACTTACTTACTGCACTTCGTGCGAGAGCAACATTTTCTTCGAACTTGTCACCCCCAAACTCTTTGTCAGTTTTGGCTTGATCCGCCCAGGTTTTGATTTGCTGATTAAAGGTGTCTAACTGCTGAGCTTGTTGTTTAGCCTGAAAATCAACGAGCTTTTGAGCCTGTTCCTGAGTCAATCCCAACTCTTTGAAAATTGGCACTGCTTCATTCAACAATGACTCATTAATCGTCATACCTTCAGGTACAACGAACTCAGCATAGGTGTCAATCGAACCTTGATCACCTTTACCCGCTTTATCACCTTCAGGTGTTGGTTCATCAGCTTTTGGAGCTGGTTCTCCTTCACCTTCTGGCTTGGCCCCACCAGCTGGGTTAGCATCTGGTGTGGATTCTGTACCCGTCAGAAACGTGGTTGTTGCTGTGGGTGTTTCAACAGCCGGTGTTGCTGCGGCTGGTGTATTTTGTTCATTATCCATTATTGATTCTCTCTCAACATGAGGTAGTAAAATTCATCTGATGCATCGCGCAACTCACGGTCAAGTAACAACCCTTGTTCGCGTCTACCCGCCTGATAAGCATGCACCTGTGGATCAGGATTAAATGTACTGCTGAATGTACCAGCTTGTGTCACAAAACGCCACATCATTGCGCGACCTTGTACCGTACTCATTACATTACGTACCACGCCCAGTTCAATTTCACGCTGGGTTTGTTTCTTTTTAGCGGGTTTTTCGTCATCGTCTAAAAGATCATTGGTCATACAACACCTGCACGTTGTGCCATTTGACCGAGCGCCGTGTCTTCATTGACACTGGCTTGCCCTGCTGCTTTAGCTGTTTCTGCTGCTTGTTGTGCCATCGCCATCATTTGAGCCTGTTGTTGCTGTTGACGCTCTTGCTCCACCATTGCAGCAACTTGGTCATCGCTACGAATAATCGCAGGGTTAATGCCAATTGATTCAGCGTAATCATCAATCGCCTGCGCCGCATCGATCTTGTGGCGTGATTCCGGCCACACTTGAGCCAGATCCATAGCAAATTGTGCAACGCGTTCTACTGATCCAGTGGACACCATGCGTTGAGCCTGTGCCAACACCGAGACGTATTCTACGTTTAATTCTTTGCCGCGCAACTCTTCTGGCGGCGTAGGCAACACGCCATTACGTTGCAAGATGTTGAATACGCGATTGACCGTAGGGTTGAGCAACTCAGTATTCAAACGTTCCAACACAGGACCAAGTGCCAACAATTTCTCTTCATGCTTTTCAGCAACCTCACGCGCAGTGATTTCGCGGCGATCCGTATCACTGAGCATAAGGAACAAATCTTCATAGAATGCTTTTTTGATGCGGAACTCAGCTTTTTCATTAACTGCCATCATCGCATTCAGATCAGGACGAAAATCATAAATGGAACTTAACTTATCAGTCGCGTTATCAGTCCAAATGATCTCGTCATTACGCGGCGAGCCATTGGGTAATTTGTTACGCATCCCAGCAGGACCTTGCAATGGGGGTGATACAACCTTATCCAGCGCTTGATACAAACGCTTTTCACCCAGTTGCAATGCTTTGGTGTCACCCAGCGCAGTCATACCAGGGCAATCAGTTGCATAGACATCTTCACCGATCACGTCCCAACGTGGTGCCATGATAGGGAATTCATCATGCCCCGACTCACGCAGGAACTTTGTTGCATTGTTACCGGATGTATTTTCAAAATACACAGCACGAAATTTCTTATCTTTAGCTAAAGGACTAATCTGGTCACGATTGTCATTAGGTTCAATCAAGTGAACTATAGTCACCCAGTTCTCAGTGTTACCATCGTTAAATTGTTTTTGAACACTTTGACTGCACTTCTCATAGCCAAACTGCGACACACATTGATTCACAGTAATGTCATATTCACGATAGAAAACATCAACAATATTCTTACCGTTCGTTGCTAATCTATAACTACCAATCGGGTACGGCTGACAATGTATAACATTTTCAAAATCTTCATAAATACCAATGGCACCAACGCCAAACGTCACAAGTTCAGAATAATTTGAATGCACGCTGTTATAAAAATTTGATTTACTGAACACGTTATACATAAGCGACTGAACATCAAACAACCACGCTTTAACCGCTGCAACATTATCCAGCTGAGTGTTACCGCTGGATAAACGAAACCATGGTCGCGAAGGTGATGTCATACCCGCATGTAACCCGGATGCAGCGGTGCGCACAGCTAAACGACTGGTGTTATTAATTTGCTTGGTGTTTCGTTTGTAACCTTTGTTGCGATCAGAAACAAGAAATCGCCCGCTGTTCGCCAAATGATAATCACAAAGTTCTTTGAACAATGGCAAAAAGCTATCGAACTCACTGTTGAGTGCTTGCAGTCTTTTACGATAGCTTTTTATCTCTGCCATATCATTGACCTAACAGGGTTTTGGTAGCAGTAGTGGCGTTTTGAGTAACACCCTGGGAACTTGTAAGAATGGTTGAACTGTTAGCTGCTGCACGGCGTCTGCGGTCAGCGTCATTATTTCCACCATTTTCTGCACCACTAGGCATCACTGGTGTCTCTGGTGCTACAGGTGGCGGCTTTGGTGCACTAGGGGATGAACACATATGAACCACCCTTGAATGTTCTGTAAAGTCGCATCATACCACAATGCTACGCTGCATCAAGCGGGTTATAATCAGATGATCTTGCAACACGTTGACCTGGTATCCGATCCAGATCACCCCGTGGAATCTCACGCTTTGGAACAGCTTGAGCAAAGGTAAGATAAAGCGAATCAGCCCAATCCGGTGAAATACCCAAACGCTTTTTCAATTCATCTTTGGGTTCGAGCACCAAACGATCCTTGGCATCATGCCAATAGTCACGTGTGGTGAGTTGTTCCTCAAGGTCATTGTCATCATAAATTGCACCCCCATCCATGAGCCATTGGCGACAACGGTAACCCATCTCAGCTGTTTTGCTGGCGAATTTCTTCTCATCATCAGCAACATGACCAAAGCCCACATCAACAACGTGGTAACCCAGCTGACGCAATCGATCACCAATGGGGCCACCGATGCCGGTCACATCCAGGAATGAAACATCAGGTCTATGGCGATCAAGGATCATGATCAGCATAGAGACCAGCTTCATTGAATCACGTGACTTCTCACCGGGTATCTTGTAAACCTTTTCTGACTTAGCATCTTTACCGCGTCTGAACTGGATGTAGCAATTATCCTCGCCGCCGCGCGCAACATCGATACCACAGATCAATGGATCATCACCCAGGTAACGCCCTGGTCCACGCTTCATACCATTGAACACATCGTCACTGGCCATGAACTGCATGTCACCTGCACGCGGGAATCTACCCAACACACGCACACGAAAGAAGTCTGAATCTTCGCCCCAGTCTTTGGCCCATTCAGCAATGAGCTTTTTGTTGGTCATCTTTGCGGTGCGGCTGTCTATCTGGTGCGTGTTCCAGCGGTGCGCTTGACGTGTGAAGCATTCACGGAATTTACCGGTGTTACGTGTCGGGTTACCGAACACAAAGAACATGGGTTCACCGTCCGTGAGACCACCTTCAGCAACTTCCCAAATCTTATCGGGTACAGCTGATGCCTCATCGAACAAGTAGAATGGTGTGGAGTTAGCCGCATGTAACCCGGCAAATGCTTCCGAGTTCTCTTCACGACACGTCTGCGCATCAACGCGCCATGATTCAGGGTAGCTTTTGTGGTACATGTTCATTGAACCGCGGCCATTGTTATATTCAAACCAATGACCCACAAGACAACGAGCACGCCACTTACCAAGCTCACCCCATGTTTTGGTGCGCAACTGATCACTGGTGTTGGCTGTTACGATTCCTTTAGCATGTGGCCTGGTGCTCATGATCCACAGAATCAACCACGCTGTAAGTGCAGATTTACCGATACCGTGACCGGATGCCACAGCTTCACGGATCGCATCAACAGGTGACACCCCATCAAAGCAACGCTCACGCACTTGCCTACCAATCTCATTAAGAATGTCACGCTGCCACACGTCAGGACCATCGAAGCCTTGGAGCTCACCATAACCCCAATCAAACATAGCCATAACCCACCCGTAAGGGTTGTCATAGTTGTTGGCGCAAATATCAGCAAGTTCAAGATCAAGTTGATGCAGCGACATGCTGCCAGTTTGAACAATGTGGGTGGAGTTGGATTGATGCATGGAATATTGTCACCATGGTGGACACAGTGACAATGTATCAGATTTACCTAAAAGAATGAAACGGGTGTCTCATCCTGTGGAGGTTGCTTCATGCGCTGGCGAGCACGTAACAAACGATCCATAACATCTTTGTCGGTGGATACTTCGATTTTCTCAGCCGCGAACGCATCAACCATTACGTGCTTGGCCACCATGTTCAATGCTGTGTTACTGGCTGACAACTTACCTTGTTGCCTGGCAATCTGATGGTTGTCTACTGCTTCCATCAACAACCATTCAGCATCAATGTGTGACGCATCAAGGCGCTGTTGGAGTACTTTCTCAATAGCCACTTTAATGTCTGACTCTTCTATCATCGCATAACCAGCATCAGCAGGGTAGCCAGACGCCTCAGCAGCGCGGCGCGCTGAAAAATCTTTTATGTACTCCACCACGAAAGCTACACGTTTAGGGTGCATACCTGTGATGTCTTGAACAGTGATGCGTGGCCTGGCCATGATCATTTACCTTTTAACATTTAGAAAAATGATACCACAGGTTTACGTGGTGCAATATTTTCAATAGACAAGTTCCATGGATTCCCATCAATTAGTTTCAATCCACCTTCTGGCATTGTGCCACAGTAATAAATCCAGATCAGATCACGAACGTTGAACATAACACCATTGATCTTCACTAAGTAACGGTCTTGTTCTTTGTTGGTTCGTGGCGCAGCTTTGCAACCTGCGTTCTTCCAAGCCGCCCTCGCACCGCGCGTTTTAAACCAACACAACCCGTGATCAAATTCAGGAGGATGATCAGGAACATGGACAAAAAGATGTCGAACCATTGCTTGTGTGGGGAATGGATGCTTGCGCTTTCCACCGACTTTACTCATAGCTTCACCAAAGTAGGGTTAATGTCACATGAATAATAACACCGTAAAACATTAACGGCAACAGGTGCTTTAACGCTTATATAAAACACCGTTTCAACCCCTAAGTCACCAAATTGAAGTATATCGAAAATCTCTGCCTTTGAAGTTGTCGAAATATCAAGACGTTAAAGTACCCTGACAAAATATCTAATAAAATCAATAACATAGTTTTTGAAGAAAAAATCACCGTTTGAGTATTCCTTTATAAATCATAGACTTATAGGGTACTTTAACGTTTTATATGCTTTAACTCTAAACTTCAAAACGTTAAAGCAGTTGGGTTAATGTTCTTGCATGTATTTAACATTTATCGTACACTTACAACGGTTAAAGCATCTTTTTACCTTGTTTTCACGATACACCCGCTTTAACGCGACGATTTTGAATCAAAGCGTTAAAGTACCCTAGGAACCAGTAGCATGGTTAAAGAACACAATAATCTGTGCATTGACGAAGTATTGTTGATACACAAACGACGCATCAAAACATTGAAGGCAAAGATTATTCGCAGCGGTGTGCGCGGTCGAATGACTGACGATGTACAGGAACTTTTAAAGCAGATTGAAATTGTTAACGAACTGGAACACATAAACGTGATTCTCAGTTACTCCCATCAAACCACCAACTACATCCCACAATTTGGAAAAACACTATGAATAAGACCCCTGCATTAAGCATAAAAGAACTTACAAGTCACCATCGTAAAGAATCAGCCAGACTTAAAAATGAAGGTAATATTAAAAAATCTGAGTTTCACTATCGTGCGGCTTACTTGCTTCAAATAGCGAAAACCTACGGTGTTGAAAACCTTGAAGTGGAATTCGGCCCAGTTGGAAAAATATCCAACCCGCCGCCACGTTCTAAAAGAGAATTGAACAGAGCTGCGCCTAATTTTTTAACAATAGAAAACCCAGCAATTCAATTGAAGGCTGAACGTGACCAGCTAGTAGCTGCGTTGAGAGAAGTGATAATGTTCTTTGATCCAATGTCACCAAACGCTGACAAAGCGTTCGTAAAGGCTGTTAAATTGCTTAAAAAAATGGGGCAACCACTATGAACCAACGTCAACGAGAAGACCGCCGACAGGAAGCTGAGCGCCGTGCATCAGTCATTCCTACAACTGAACCGGGTGATAACCTACCCCGCCCACATCGCGATGCTGAGCGTGAGTGCCTTGACCTTAAAGCAAGACTCAAGGAAGCTGAGCTCTACCTTGCTGCTGCTGTGGACACCATTGTCGCAGCCAACTTAATCCGCGACCCCTCGGTGAACACCTTGGTGGAAGCGATTGATAACTTTCTACCTGCAACTGAGGGATCAAGCAAATGAACCTACAGGAACTGATCGACTTTCATGCAAGACTAGTCAACCTCAGTGAGCATGCACCAGGATCAATGCATCGACTACATAAAGAAGCTGTGGAGTTGTTAACCTCACTTCTGCCACCTGCGTCAGCACAGATTGAATCGTTACCCGGCCGACCATGGAACGCACACGCTGTTCTCCATGATGTACTGAACGAAATATCCATGGAAACACCAATTATGGTGATGTGGTTAGATAAAGAAGAAGTTACGCGCCATCGTGCAGCGTGTACCAACATGCAGGCTGTCTGGTTGCTGCATAATCAATTGCACAAGTATTAACACCGGTGTTAGGCTGTGCGCTACCGTAATTAATCAAGGAGCGCACGGTCATGAAACTTCCCTTCATTTTGTTCTTTTTATCAAGTTACGCTTTCGCAGCAGCAAACGACACCTACATTAACCAACGCAACTCAACGAACACCAACACAGCGCCGATTACCATCCCGGTGCCTGTATCCAACGCCCTTTATTATCTGGATCGCGCCAACCTGACACCCAAGCACGCAACATTAGGTACAGGGCTGCAAATCACCGGTGATGTTTTGGGTCTTACAACACCCATACCTACAGCAACCAGCCAGATCACCAATGACTCAGGTTACATAACCTCAACATCACTCGCACCTTATGCAACCATTACAGCCGTGAACGCAGGATTGGCCACCAAGCTCACCACCCCCAGTTGCCCAACATCACAATATCTACGCGGTGATGCATCCTGTGCCAATTTTCCCGCGATCAACAGCCTTGGATCACCGAACACACGTACATTGTCACTGGCGACAGCTTATCAATGCACTGATACATCACGTTCGTGCAGGGTTACACTCACCGTAGCCTGTCCGCTGACATTGAGTATATTGGCAGGGTCCACATGCGCAGGTGAGGTACGTATCGGCTCTACCAATGGTGTGGCAACTGGTAGCGGGACCAACATCGCACCGATCCAGCGTAACGCCAGTGGCATACTGGGTTTGAGCACCAATGACTATGAGACCAAGTCGATCAATATACCGGTGGGTTGGTACTTTGCGGTGCGGCAAACATCAGGTACAGTGAACATTGTTTCAGCATTCGATCAAGCGGACTGATTATGATCACAGCAGACGGTATCAAATCAACCAATGACCCTATTGGCGTGGGCGGGTTATCCAATGCACCAGGTTACGACCAATCGGGAGTTAGTAACGGTGTAACCTACCGTCTGCGTGTGTGGTACTCGGAATCCTCAGCCATGGCTCAAGTTGATGTAAGTGGCCAGGCGTCTGCTGTGATTAGCATTGCATTACCGTCTTTACCCAAACCACCCAACCTTAGTGGTGGGTCAACACAATCACTGTTCTTGAACTTGATTGAGTACAGTGTTGGCGCTGATGTACAGGCTGATAACATAGCAGGGTATTTGATCCTATCCAAAGCAGGCACTGTGCGCCTGTTCATTCGAGCTGATGCGGCGTTTATGACAGGGTCCAGTGAAACGAGGGTGTTCAGGCTATGAACCGTGAATTGGCATGTGTAGGTGGCGCGATAACTGACTTCATTGTTCCTGAAGTCGATAGATCGCGTAAAGAGTGGCAGATAACCGCTGTGGGTCGTGCCACGGGTGTGGTAACTATTTGGGTAAAAGCTTACAAGGGTGATGCCTGGGAGCCTGTGTACGGTAAAACAACACTGGACCTGAGCGTCAACAGAACCATGCGTATCACCGGTATGGTGGATGGTATCAGGATGGATGATACGGGTAACGTGGGTAACTTTACGATGTCACTAACCTGCATGTAATAAAAAACCCCGCCGAAGCGGGGTTTGTTCGCATAATTTTCATTCCGATTAATATTTCATGGCTGCAAATCCTCTTGTTTTTCGACGATTGATTAAGGTTCGACAACCTATAAATTACTAAGCTTTGTTGCGCAACTTCTTAGCTTGACGACGGGCACGAGCCACCCCACTAAAAGTACGCGGTGTTTTACCACCTTTGCCGCGACTTTGATACGTAGGTAACTGGCAAACTCTACGTTGCTTTTCAGCATGCGAAATACCTTCATAAGACATAATTTGAGCGATAGCAGCAAACAAAGCGATTGAACGAGAAAAATGTTTCATAATGTTGATTCCTTTATCTGGGTTAGTTTGTGGAATTAATTTTGTATAACATTGTCTAACAACTACAGCTTACTAAAAGAACCCTGGTTGCGCAACTGAACGTGTCAACGCCATTAGACCTTTTTGTAATGCGATCTTACCTTCTGATAACCACACGTGCGGTGTTGCATCAGTGAAGCGTTCCAGCTCTTCACCTTCTGCGTTCTGCAAATGTTGATCCAGATAAGCTTGCAGATCATTAACAAGTTCATTTAACTGTGGGCCGAACTCTTTGACACGGTTCATCAGGTCAATTTCACCCTGACTCAGTTCACGATAACCCTTGATTTTTTGATGTTGGTTTTCCATTGTCACTTGTACCTTTGCTACGTCAACGGTGTAGCGTTACCGATTAATAAATGGGACATAAGCGCTGTAATTGGTGCAGTCGTCTTGCATTTCTACCGTGGCGATCTGGAACGTTTCATTGTCTTTTGGTGCGTCAGATATCCATGACATTTTGTCACCGGTAGCTTTTACTTGGAACTCAGGTTTTGCACCCAGCTTCAGCGAATAACCGCAAATTCTTTCTGGTGATAAAGTCTGATTATCAGTGTATTGCGCTGGAGCGCTCCACGAAAGAGTAACCTGTGATGATACGCTTGATGAAGAACTTGACATTAATTTTGAAGAGCTGTTCACTGCACACGTTCCAATCAGGTTCGGCTGTATCACATCAACGCGCTTACCGTTGGACTTTAAAAACTGGTCCTGTATGCTCTTGGCGTCTTTCTGGTTCATGCATGGTTTACCACCGCAAGGGTTTATCAATATCTCGCCGCCGGTTTTGATTTTGTATTCGCCGGAAGTAACCGTAGGCACACAATTTTGTGCAAATACCGGCATTGATAAAACAGCAAATAATATTAAATACTTCATCTCTTTCTCCTAATGTTGTCAGTTTCATGTTTAAAATCAGCAATGAATTTATAACTTTGCCAGCCTGAAGCAATAAATATTACCCGGTGTAAGTTCAGTTTTAACCGAAGGTATTTCTATTGTCTCAACCTTGGTTTTTTCAATTTTGCCATCAAGCGGTGAAATCTGGTAAGTAAAAATATTTTCATCATGCATACTGATAACCCTGTGCTTTGCGTTGTTGTTTAAGTTTAAAGTAACACGCTATCCATCGGCGTATTGTAGCCAGTTTATCAGCTGGCGATTGAAATAGCCTTGGCTTGCGTGCGTACCATTGTTCGAATAGGTGGAATAGGCTCATGACCTGCACTCTGCTTTTATCTTATTAACAATGCTATTATTTTTAAATTCCGATAAATAAAAAACCTTTGCAGAATTTACTTGTCTTTCTCTAAAATTCGATGGGTCACCACAAACTATAAATCTATTTTTAAGCTGGCATACAGCTTTTATTTTTCCATAATCATCAACATAAGCAACCGGTAAACATACTTCCCAATCGTTGTTTACTTTAATTTCACAAATTACTTTTAATGCAGGTAAACCATAGGTCTGTTCTTTATTCATCACTCACTCCTCAACGCTAATTCATGCCTTTCAGCTTGGTTCATATGATGCAGAAATCCATCTGCTGTTAAGTAGATATTCATACCTATTTGTGTGTGATACCAGAACCAGAAGTTGTGCCATAGTTTCATCATTCACCATCCTTTAGCGGTGGGAGTGAGTCCGACACATCAACTAAGAATAATGCGGCAGCCCTCTCAATATCAATTTCACTATATAGATCAAATCCTACAGTCCATTGCGCACCACCATGCTCACCAAGCGACGACAATCTAACGTAACCTTGGTGAATATCTATGTTCCAGCCCTTAGGCACTTCTACCTTATTGGCGGTGAGTGAGCCTAAAGGAATTTCATTCCAGAGACTTCTATCTGGCTCAGGAATTCTGTCGTCAACATATCTTAATTGAGGGGTATATCTATCTCGTGTGTAGTAATAAGCCAAAGGCTCTTGCACCGCTTCTACCTCGCGTTTTTCGTTTAGTTTGGCGAGTAGAGTGCGGCCTTCTTCATACATCCAGTCAGCGTTGTTAGACCCGAAATTTTCCCGTTCTTTTTTCTTACGAAACGCATAGACACTATCAGCTATTTCCCGCGCATCTTGCTCGGTTATGCGTTGAGCTGGTGCGGAGGGTTTTGCTTGAGCGTAAAAATTTCCATGATAAGGCCCATTGTAAGATGGGTTCCATCCCGCGAAATGACCGTTAGTGATCTTTAGAGCAGGCTCTTGCCCCTCAAGCTCTGCAAGCTTTGCTTTAAGCTCGTCACGCTCTGATTCGGCGGCTATGGTGCGATCAACTATTTTTTCAACTAAAACTTTGGAAACTCCACCAAGCTTAGTTTTGATATTTCGTTTTATTTCATTCAAATCAATCATTTCAAAACTCCAACATAGTAGCTGTGCGCAACTCATCATCGATAGAGTGCCACGTGTAAATTAAAAGCCAATGGTTAAATTTTTGAATTAACCGGTGTTGATGCGCCAAGGTTACCATTTTGTGCACACCTGCTTCATAGAATCGGTTTTACATGGGCTACCCAGACTCTCGGTCAAACCCCACGACAGCAACATGATCACGGTGACAACACAGAATTTCACAGGGTAACGCGCCACACTTCTGGCAACACGAATTGCTATAATCAACAACAGGATTAACACACCCAATATCACAAGATGCATGATTATTCACTCCCAACCTGTAGTTCAAAGTTGCACAACGGAAAACCATCTGTACCTAACCTGGGTGTCATACCACCCATCACCCTGAAATATTGGCAATTGGTTTCAGGATCGATCCACAACTCAGGTTCTTTGCCCCAGGTTTCAGCGGCACTATCGAACTTGGATTTAACGTAAGGCGGCTTTACAAATATCAACCCGAAACACACAGCGATCAAAACCACGAGGGTGAATACCAATAAACCTGATAAAAACGATCTCATTCTCCCAACTCCTTCATCACACGATCAATGTGATAATCAGCGTAATAGGTTGATGCTTCATCTACTGATGCACCTTTACCCGCCAAGCTTTCACCGTAACGTTTGAGGCACATATACACGATGTCATGAGTCGATGCATCAGGCATCTGTGACATGATCAAGCGCACTTGTATGGGTGAAAGCTTGGTGACTTGTGACAAACGTTCGCGGTTCAGTTCTTCAGGTGACTTAGGTTCAACCATTCCACCGTTCGGGTCAAACATTGGGGGTAACTCTTGACCGTTGTACAAAGGGTTACTATTTTTAGTCTCAATCACTTCACGTTTCAATTCACCATTGGCGTATGTTACTTTTGCCAACATAACATCAGATACAGGTTTCAAACCTTCAGTTTCCGTAACTGGAAAACCTTTGAATTGGGTTCTCAATGCACCAGTTCTAACAGTTTTCTTCTCATCAATAAGATGTTTAAACGGTGAATGAAACACATCATCAGCGCAACGACTTACAACGTCTCTGTTGATCTGAGCATCTATTTTGTTCAATGCTTCATTCATTTCACATTCACTAGGTGCACCGAACTTAGTTTTCTTTTCATAAACACCACGCAACACATTAATTTGCGACTCGGTTTTATCAACCAATACCAAACGTTTAATGGTTAAACCGTGCAACAAATTTTCAAGCGCCACGACTTCAATGTGTAAAAGGTTCTTAAGTTGTGGTTGATTGGTGTTGTGCATGGATTCACGGCAAATGTTCAGCCAGTTTTGTACGTGCTGTTGTAACTCAGATACTTGGAAAGACATGGCTTAGCACCTTTTTATCATTGAGTTCTTGCAAATGGTGGATCATGCCACCAAGTGCGTTGACATAAGTTTCTTCTTCAACCAGCACCAATTTACCGCAAGGTAAACGTGTAGATGCAGTGTGTGTTCCATCGATGTTGGGTTCTACTGTTACTTGATGGTGGTTCATGGTTAATGATCCTTATTTAGATAGTTCACGTAGCACACTTAGCAAATCATCACGTTCATTTTGAAACGCTGCTGACCACGCTGACCACGCTGCTGACTCCGCTGCTGACTCCGCTGCTGACTCCGCTGCTGACTCCGCTGCTGACCTCGCTGCTGA